AGTATTACCCGCCACTTCGAAACTGTAACATCGTAACAGTTTCCTATTGGGTCCCCACTTCTTTTTTTCCCCCTCCATGTCCTAGTATATAAGAGGGGGCGCCTAGCAACAGCCAGAGATGGCTGCCAGACGTCGTTACGTGCGCAGGCGCGCCCCACTCCGACGGTATCGTCGTGCCGTGCGCAAAACCAGACGCTTACGTAAGAAATTCTCCCGCCGCCGACGGACAGGAAATTTCACGTTACTGTGCCGCAAGGTCAGCGTTATCGCAGTGCCTGGTGCCGAAGGCTACTCTTATCAAGTTGCTCCAACACTTAATGATTACGCTGAAGTCCAGCCTTTCCTCAATAACTTCGAGGCTTATCGCATATGGAACGTCAAAGTTAAAATTACGCCATTATTTAACGTTGCTGAGTCTGGTAATCCTGTACCAAAGTATTATTCTGCCCCCTGGCATCGGCCTGGTCCAGTTGCTATTGCCTCCAATTCTATATTATCTTTGGACCGCGCAAAGTCTCACAATGGCACGACGACTACTTTCCGTCGGTACGCTCCTTGCATTCTTACTAATATTGGTATCGCTGGTGATACCACAGTCCACATCGGAAAAACTGAATGGAAACCTAAGATCGCTATTCAAACAAGTTCAACGACAATTCCGCATTACGCAGCGCTCTACCACTGGTCGCAAGATCAAATCCCAGGACCGCAAGCTGTTACCCGGCAATATGAATTAGAAATAAGTTCTGTTGTTACTTTATATAATCAAAAGAATTTTGCTGGTTAATAAATGAGACATTATGTACCCAAAGAATATTTCTTTATTCAACCTTCTCCTCAAACTACTACAATCATAACCTAAAAATCTATACACTTCCTCTAAACATCGTTCGCTTGTGATCCATATATATTTAGATACGAAGTTTTCATATCCTCCTTTGACAGGGACTCTGTAAGGATATCTGTCGCAGATCTTGAGAAGCTCATCGTATTTGATCCATCCGTAGAAGTCATCGATAACAACGCACGGTTGTCCGGTGTATCCATCCCACCATTCTCCACGCGGCTTGTAGTAGGTGTCACCAAGAGCGAGGCTCTCCTCGCGCGCTTTACGGGACTTTCCAGTTCCAGTCGGTCCCCAAAAGTAAAAGACTTCCGTTTTAAAGTCTCGTTCTGAATTTCCATGAGCGATTCTAATGTATTGTTCAATTCCCTTGTAATACTTGATATACGCGATTGGGAACTGTATGGCCAGGTTTTTAAGGCTTCTCTCTCCTCCTTCAATGACAGAAACAACCTTTTCGAGGTCTGTTCTAGTTCCTTGAGCACAGGGTGTTCCGCATTCCCATACATCGCCACCTTTAGAGCAGTATTCCTTATTTTCGAGATCAGTTCCTTTAGCTCTTTCAATGTGCGCTCGTCCGCTAAATATCTGTCGTACGCTGTTAAATCTTTTAGGTCGCTGCAAATTGCTGTAACATAACCTCAAATTAATATAATACTCGGAGCCCGTCCCGCAGAGAGGAGGACGGGGCCCCGGCGCGCCGCAGGCGCGCCAGGGGGTGGTCCTCCTCGGCGCGGGATCGGGCGGTTAGGTCTAACTGATACTGTCCACTTGCACAAGGGAGTTATATTTACCAAAATCCCTGGAGATGTTTTGTTCCAGTACTAGGACATGTCTCTCTACCAAATATAGCAAATTTACATAGCTCAGTGAGGTCCTTCTGCAGCACATCGACATCCTCTTCGGTATAGTTATTCAGCGTCCAGCAGAATCTACGCACGGTGCTGTTTTTAGCCATAATGACGAGGACCGAACTTTGTGACCCAATATATAACCAACGAAGTGGCGGTAT